GCCACGCCTTTACACTTGGGACACTTCATTTAGTGGCACAGTGTGGAGAGATCCTCATGCGGGATAACTTATGCAATTTAAGTGAAATCCACCTGAACACCATCAGCCCCGAAGATCTTGACATGCAGCACAAGGCATTCTATGCTGGTGGACTACAGGTTGCTGCACTGTTGCAGCACAAATTTGTTCCCGAACGTCTCGCTTACAGCCGTGAAAACGATCCAATCGTTGGCGTCAGTTTTACTGGTCTGTTTGACTTTTTTGTTCATGCTTTTGGTGCCAATTGGCTGAAGTGGATGATGAGAGGTCGGCCAGCAGGTTTAGATCTCAAAAAATATGAAGAAAAAGAAAAACGATTTCTAACTGCTTGGCGGCTAAGTGCCGAACAAGGTGTTAAAGATTACTGTGTACAGAATGGCATTCGTGTTCCGAATCGATTCACGACAGTACAACCCGCCGGTTCCAAAAGTTTATTGACCGGAGCATCTTCCGGTTGGCATCCGCCCAAAGCTCAGCGATTTATCCGCCGCATTACTTTTGGCATTAATGATCCACTTGTCAGTGCATTACGTGATTATGGTTATAACGTAATTCCAGCCCAAAGTGCAAGGGATGAATCTGGGAATTTACTGGATGATATCAATGATCCTAGAGTTCAGGAAGTTCTTGTCGAAATTCCAACTCAAGTCTCATGGGCTAATACTCCTGGATGTGATCAATTTGATTTAAGTAAGTTGCCGGTTCAGTCTCAATGGGGCTTGTATATGCAAGTACAAAAATCATACACAACTCATAATACGAGTGCCACACTTGAATTCAGAGAGAATGAAATAGACATTCTTAGTACCTTAGTGTATAATAGCATTAAGTCAGACGATGGCTACATTTCAGCGGCACTGCTGGCACGTTTCGATGCTAATGAAACTTTCCCACGATTACCATTTGAACCAATTGATGCCGAGACATATGAAAGGCGAATGGCAATTGTGAATATCGTCAGGGCGGCACTGCCAGAAGGGATTACTTTTCTCGACCTGTTAAATAAATATGACAATCCGGAATATGAGTTAAAAGGTGCTGCTGGGTGTGATTCGGCTAAATGCTTAACGGAATCGGAAAAGGACAAAGATCAAGCTGGTCAACTGTAGAACTGGTATAATGGAAGGAGCCTCATCCTTCCATTTGCCAAATTATCTACAGAAGCCTAAGGATCATTCGCATTATGGATCCGAGGTTCAATTAGCATTGAAACATTTCCAAGATATATGGAAAAGTTATTTTAATACTACTTGGATGGAAATGCGACAAAATTCAATTAGAATGGATGCAACGCAAGCTGCATGGGATGCCCTCGCAAGGGCTCGCAAGGAAGAAACAGGTTCTGGATTTTATCTCACCAAACAGGAGTACGACAATGTCAACAATCGTTGATTCGCAGATTGAAAATCTTGCATTAGCAGATAATTTAATAAATCCTTATAATCCTGGGCAAGTTAATCCAGCATCGTATGATGTTAGGCTTGATTCCAAGATTCTCATTGAGAATGAGCAAGGATTTTGGGAAGAATGTGAGCTACCCTATACGTTACAACCAGGTGAATTCGTACTTGGCTGCACTGTTGAGTGCTTGAGTATACCTAATCATATGGAAGCAGTATTTCAGCTTAAATCATCCCGTGGCCGCGAGGGCTACGAACATGTTCTTAGTGGCTATATTGATCCTGGTTTTTACGGCAATTTGACGTTGGAATTAGTCAATGTTAATCGCTACAGGACTCTTCCACTGAAGACTAATATGTTAATTGGACAAATTAGATTCATGAAAACAGATCAACCGGTTCGTAGGCCATATGCGGCTACTGGTCATTATCAAAATGATACTAAAGTACAGCCATCTAAAACCACTATATTTGGAGGCAATTAGTATAAGCAATTAGTATTCCTGGGAACCCTAAGAAAGCCATTGGCGTGACGCCGGCAGTTCCTAGGCGCGATGCCCCATGCAAGTTGTTCATCCAATCAACAATCCGTCTCTAGTCAGTTATCACAGACCAGAGCTTATTGATCTTTTGCCAGGTCTTGACTTAGCATTAGATTGCTGGAATCTGCTTGATACACATGGAAGGGGTTCTGCTAAAATTAAGTATTTAGCACAAGAGCCAGCCGAACCCAAAAAAGCTTATGAAGCACGTTTAAATAGATCTACTTATACTCCCATCTACAGGGATTCAATTAGAGCTTATGCAGGCTTATTAAACCGCTTTCAATTAATAGATCCACCGAATAGCTTAGCGGCATCAGAAGCTAATATAGACTTGCAAGGTTCCAGTATTCACAGTTTCTGGAATCGCTGTGATGAGCATGCTATCAGGGATGGTGGCGTCTTTGTCATGGTCGACATGATGCCAGAATCCTCTGATGTAAGTAATTTTCTAGATCAACAAAGAGATGGACGACACCCATATTTGATTTTAGTTGAAAGGAAGGATGTCATCAATTGGTCTGTCGAATATAAGGGCGGTCGTGAGCATGTACTGCATGCTACAATTCGTCAGATCAAATCAGTTCCGAATGCGACTGGGTATGGCGTCACGCTAGAACCACATTATTATGTACTTCGCCCTAACTTAGTTGAGGAATATCGACTAGACAAAAAAGATAATGGATGGCAGCAGGTAAAGATCGGATCCATTCAAACGACTTTACCGATCGTGCCATTAGTTTGGTATGGGGCTTCTACTAGTAAATTTGCCCAGGGTGATCTGCCAATGAACGGGCTAGCTGAATTGAGTGTTCAGCACTATCAGATGAGATCTGATCTTAACGAGTTATTACACAAATGTGCAATGCCTGTGCCTGTCAGGAAAGGCGCCCCAGTTGGCATCGATGGTCGTGCTGCTCCTCTTGTGCTTGGTCCTAATACGGCAGTTGATCTGCCAGCAGAGGGTGGTGAATTCAGTTTCGCTGAGCCAACTGGTCGCAGTATTGAACGCCATCAAGCCGAAATTGTTCATGTCGAAGGTTTAATGGATCGGTCGGGTTTAAATTTCCTGTATGGAGCCAATATCAAGACAGCAACCGAAGCATCTCTCAGAGCCTCTCAGGTGGCTTCCCAAGTGGCTTCACTTGTTCGCAACAAGATAAGCTCCTTCAATACTGTGATGCGTCTCTGGGCGGCATATGCAGGCGAGTTAGCGCAGTTACTGCCTGAATCTGGGATTTCACTGAATGATAGCTTGATTAATAGGCCCATAGATCCAAGCGGGATCGCTCAATTAGTGAATCTGTACAATACAGGTTTATTAAGTAAAATTACAATACTGGACGAACTGCAGCGAGGCGGTGTACTGGATCCAGATTTAATGGTCAAGGAAGAATTGAATCGAATTGAATCCGAACAAAAGCAGCAGCAAATGCTGGTAAACCAGCCATCTAAACCCCAAGGAACCGAACCGGTAACGCAGAATCCTTTGGCAAAACAATAGTAAGTCCCTATTTAGGAAAAATGTTATATTGTCTTAGATGTAACAGTCAAATGGTCCTTGCTCGTATAGAGTTCAAGCCCGAACACGCCTCTGCTTTTGTGGAGTCCAGTGGTTCCACACAGAATGTCATTGAGCAGACCTTCGATTCTGTCGATGAGTTGATCGCCGTGCTTCGTGAATTTGAACCTTTTATTAAGGATTGCACGGCAGTTGTCAATGGTAAGATGCTGCAATTGAGCGCTTTCAAGGCCAAGTGAGTCACCCACTGAATTCCGGTAAATGGATTCGCTCAGCCGGCGGTAGTTTCGCCTACAAGGTCCTAGGACCAGTCTGTCGGCTATATGACAGAGAGGAATTGCCGTGGCTTTGCTGTAGGCTCTCCTGGAGGGGGAAGGAGCCGAGCTGGAACAGGATTGGTTGCAGATTTGTCCCCGATGTTGCTACGTCAAGGTGTCCAAGCTATAGTGTAAACGGTATCGATCAATGGGGTAACGAATGGACGCAGGTATTGACGATTTACAACAGAAAATTGACGCCACTGGAGAAAGCTTGGTGGATAACAAGGAAACCAGTCAACAAAGATTGGCCAATGCCCCCAGGGAACGCAAGCCAAGAGGTTTAGATTGGACAGCTATATTAAAGAACGCTGGACTGGAGACTCCTGGCTATGAAGAGACAATAGAAACAATGAAGAGAGAAGGTCGGATCAAAAAGTAGTTATACTAAGTTGTATTTGTTTGGTATTCAATTTTCCTAATGAAGAACTCTGAACGAGATCGTTTTGAGCGACTCAAGCGTGCTGCTCAAATAATCGTCAGCATGCTAGATAATCCAAGTCAGCAATTAATCAGCAAGGCAGAAAATGCTGGTTGTTTGGATGAAACCGATTTCCTGCTAGAAGAGATGCGGGTTTGGCTGGATGATGACATGTATTTCGAAGATGTCGCATGGGAAATGGCTAACAATCAGGCAAGATTCAAAGTATCTTATTAAGATTTGTTACAGTAGTAGCAAAAGCCACCGCCCAGTTTAAATTTAGGCTAGCGTTGGGTCTGTTACAACAGGGACAGACCCATGACTATTTCTTTTCCTTTGTCGGAATACGACGCACCAACTAGAAGGTCGAACAAACCTGTGACTGCTTTTGCCTGCCGTATACTTGAATCATTTCTCCTGGGAAAAGCAGAGCCCGGAGATCATTCGCTTGGCAATACTTCGGTATGTATTTCAGAAACCAAAAGCAGTACTACCGCTAATGTTAAATTATTTGATGATTGTATCCTCAGTGTAACACTATCGCTTCCGGATGAAGAGCCAATAGATGTAATGATTTCTGTTGGCAGCTTCTTTACCGTGGATGGCTATCCAACGAGAACCACTGCCGAAAGATTAAATGGGTTACTGGATCTTTTAGGTATTCATGGAATTATTCCAGAAAAGGTAAGGATCTTCAAGGCACAGGAAAACAAATCATTTGTTCTTGGAAAAGGTGACCAGCAAATTCCAATAGGCAAAGAATATGCTAGAAATATTCGACTTAAATCAGATCCAGATGAATTGATCATTGAATCATCTGATCTGGGCCTCGAATGCAAGCAAATTAAAAAAAAGAGCAGGATTATTCATAGAATTCAACGTAAATGATCAACTTTATTGGTCAAATAGTCACTAGATCACCGTAGAATAGCTTGAAATAACTAAATCCGTTAGTGGCCAGTACAATAACTAGAAACATAGGAAGACTCGGACGACGTGTTTTGATTGAAGTGCTTTTAATTAAATATGCTACTCCGTGTCAGGTTGATTACTCTATTACTTTTGCGCTAGGTTTGAACAACGGGCTAGGTGTAAGCTTACTGTGCTCCGAATTTATGCTTGAGGTAAACTTGCTTCCATTGACTACAGCAACTCATATTTATTATTTGGAGAATGGCTAATGACTGAAATTAAGAAAAGAAATTATCCTACATCTTTACGTATATATGAAATTCGCTATTCCAATGAACAGTACAAAATATTGCATGCGTGTGGGATGACTCATGCTTATACTATGTCAATGGAGTATTGGCCAAATAGTGAAATAATGGAAATCAAAGAACTTGACAACTTCTGGAAAAATCAATGAACACGATTCAGGCTTTTTGTTGTTCATTTACTCCTGTATTGATCGGGATGGTGACCGGATACATTGCTTTACGTCTTTCTGCTAAAGTCGTGCGAGACATGAACAGCCATTCAGACACCTAAGCGATTGTCATGAAATACTAACATGGGTATACTAGTAGAATGCTTGAATTATCCTGGCATCGGTCACCTTGGTGATTCCAATCATTTCTGGGCTTGACCGCTGAGCGACAGCGGCGCTGAGTTCTGTTCTGACAATTGCTTAAAACAATTAGTGCCTTTGGTTTTGCCGGTCTGGTTTTCTCCTCATTCATGCCAGTCTATGCAATCACCAAGCAATGCACCGTAGCTTCTTACTATGGTTACGGTGATGGTTTTAATGGAAAAACAACCGCTAACGGAGAGCGATTTAAGGGTAGTGACATCACTGCAGCTCATCGAAATCTACCGTTCGGATCTCGCTTGCTAGTGTCCAGTATTGATACGGGTAAGTCTGTAATTGTTCGTATCAACGATCGAGGTCCTTTTGTGCGAGGTCGCGAACTTGACCTTAGCTATGGAGCCTTCTTGAAGGTGGCCAGTCCACATACTGGCACTGCCAGGGTATGCTACTCAATGGTTGTCTAACAGGCAATTTGCGGTTATATTGGGCCCACCAGGGCCCTTTTTAATGATAGAGATTCACTTCACTGAAGAACAGCGACAGCGAGCCATAATTGAAGGTCACAGGCGTCAGCATGAAAATGAAAAAAAGAATAGGAAGGGACGCAATAAAGGACCCGAGGTTGGACAAAGAGCATTAGAGAAACATTTAATCGGAGCTGCGGGAGAATTAGCAGTTGCCGTATATCTTGATATGGAACAGTTTGTATTTAATGACACTAATCCAATACGTGGATCGTGTGATTTACCTGGAAAAATAGACGTCAAGACTCGTCCCAACCATTCTTGGGATCTCTTGGTACAATTAGATGATGATCTCGATAAGCGGTATGTACTGGTAACTATTAAGGCAAAACGTATATTTATACATGGCTGGATCGATGGTGCTAAGATGCGCCAGGAATGGATTAAAGAGTACGTGCTTGCTAGGCCGTGTTATTGCGTTCCTCAGTCAGAACTGAACTCCATCGAGGATCTAAAATGTCAAACGGTAGCTGCATCAATCGACATGATTGCTGGCTTTCATGGGAAGAGGATGATGCAATATTGAATTTTAGCGATGATTTAATTGATCAACTTGGCTGGAGTGAAGATCAAGAAATCGAATGGATTATCAGTGACGATAATACCGTTATCCTGAAAAAAAAAGATGACTGAATCATTACCCACCGGTCTGTTGAGATCTCGTATAGCGCGAGAAATGTGGGATGCATGTCGCTCAAAGTTTGATTCAGTTGACCCACCTCCTATTTTGTATAAAATGGCGGATATAGCTATCAAGGAAACCTATACAAACTTTGATAAGTTACTAATGGAAACCATCAAAGATAGATTAGAGGGATTGATCTAATGATGACCGACGATGAGGTTATAAAGCTAGTGCAAGATAGAATTCGTAATCATGAGTTGCGGGTAGCGGCGATCTCCGGTATCCTTGGCTTGACGCTGCTGGCAGGCATCTTCCATGCAATCCACCTTAACCACGTCCTGCTGTCAGGGTAGCCTGACAAAAGAGGAGTGGGATGAACTATTAATGTTAAAGGCTGCTATCAGTTATTTGCCAAGCACTGTCCATCCCGATAAGATGGAGCGATTTACCCAACTGCTTGCAAGAACTTTGATAGGAAAAGGCGATCCAGTCATCTCATGAGCTTTTCGATTTTATACAAAGTTGAATCCTTTGAGGCTACTATTCAGTTCAATGACACGACTTGCGACGACTCTATTGATACAATTGCTCGTTTCCTGCTTGGGTGCGGATTCGATCACAGCGCTGTCGTATCAGGACTCAAGAAAACAGCCATAAGACTTGAAAAAGGATTGATCGAACCATCGATTGGCCATAATTAATTATAAGAGACCCAGGCTATAGCCCTGATTAGCCCTCCCTTTGGGGAGGGTTTTTATTGGCGTGGAGCCAGTCAAATTATGAATAAATCCTAACAGTCTTGGCATCCTGACAAGACCGTGTCTATGGTTGAGACACAGGTAGGAGCCTGTTACTACGCAAACCAAACTCATTATTGCTACCAAGACATGGAACGAACTCTTGATTTTTCTGATGTAACTCATTATGACTTCAGTCTAATGGGATCAGAGATGGTTTTGAAATTGTTTCAAGGTGATATCATTACTCGAATTCATATTGGTGGAGGCAAGGCTGTTTCTGTTGTAGCCAATGCCCTGGAACCGGAGCCTGTCACGGCAACAGTCGCAAGGATCGTGCAGCGCAAGGAGACAACGGCTCCTGTCAGGCGCAAGCGGGTCCCGCTGAGCCGATTGACGGAAGATCAGGTCCGAGAGATCAGGGCCAACTGGGAAGCAACGGTCAAGGCTTGCGGTACCAAAAATGCCGCTGCTAATCAACTCTCCAGAGTCTACGACTGTAGCGCAAAAAACATCTATGCAATTATTTACAGATATTCATGGACCAATATTTAAAATATCACTTATAATAATCGGAGCGGCACTTGCCGTTTGTGAGGAGTGAGCTAAACTGGCGCTGGCCCCAACCAGCGCTTTTTTATGTCTAAAGATCAACCACGTATGACAATTTCTCTTGGTGACTATAAATTTAAACTTGAAGACGTAAATGAAGAACAGGGTTTTGTTGAATACAAGGGCAAGATGGAAGTTTCTTATGATGGAGAATTTCTTGGGATAGAAACTTGGGAGAGTCTAGCTAACGAAAAATTTACCGATGATTCAGTATCCCAGGAAATAACATTAGTTGGGCCAGACCAGGCTAATCTATTGGTTGGCGCTATACTTGCCTTGCTGGAATCATATGGTGAATCAAGTGTATATAATGACGAGGACATTCAGGAAGAGTACGGACAGATGGTTCAGAAAACCAAAGACGCATATGCTGAGGAAACAGTTAAAATCACTAAGCAATGACCTAGAAATAAAAGAATATACCTTATCTGGCATGAATCGAATTAGTTCGATGAATCCGCCTAGTGCTTGGGATGATCTTCGTATTGCTGCTTCTTTCGAATACAATTATCGCAATAAAATTTAATATAGCGTACATGTATTTCAGGCAAACTTATGCATGACAATACATAATACAAAACGTACTTGGAATACCCCCGTCAGGGAGCGTTGGAACGCTCCCATTCATCATTGTATAAAGGCTCTAGACATTCATATTGAATTATATTTAAAAACAGGTAATAAGTGGCACCTGGAACAAGCTAATGTACTTAGATCCTATTTATATCAATTAAAAAATTGGATACATCAAGAAGAAGCACGCTTGAAATAACGCATGGCCGAAGTGATTGAATGGCTCTCCTCTCGGCGATTATCGCTCTTGTGCCATTTTATCATAGTATCATGTCTAAATGGCCCAGGAGTGAAACATATTTTGTAATTCTGTCGCTTGGCTAAATCGATTAATTCTTGAACAGTGCCACTATGTTTCAGCCGATCATGTATCAACAATTCAGGCCTTTGGTCATACAGTTCTCCATAAGTATTATATTCAGACATGCTACTTGAATGTTGGTATTTGACCGATATTAAGATTCCGAGGAATTAAGGAATACTGATAGGCGTATGATAACTTAATATGCTGTCAACGTCGATGCGTTTAAAAGTGCAATTTATATGCGAACGCATTAGCGTTGGCGCTACAGTAGAATTAAATGATATAGCTTGGATACAGAAACTTGCAGACAGAAATCCAACAGTGGCAAGTGCCCTAAGAAAGGCCCGCAGGGCTTCTGTTAGTCAAGATGCGCCAAATGATGGGCTAGATGCCTTCATGGCTGATCTCGACCTAGGAGACCCGGATCCAAGTAATCATTTGATCGGACCGCAGGATCCGACCACGTTGGCCGAATGGTTCTCTAACCGACAGGCATGGTTCAGGGGCAATATCGATTGATTTACTTTTTCTTAGGCTTTTTCTTTTTAGCCTGACTAAGCGCAATGGCTATAGACTGCTGCTGCGAGCGGCCTTCCTGCATCATTGTTTTAATGTTCTTGCTGATCGTCTTCTGACCAGATCCCTTCTTTAAAGGCATTCTTGTTCTCCAGGTGATCATACATTAAGACCCATGCAATTATCGCAAGAGTCCCTAGTAATACAATACCTAATCCAATTGCAACATCCCAGGGAAAATCAGTCATTTGCCTTTATTTAATTCCTGAGTCAGGTACTCTCTGAGTGCCATGTCAGATGGTGTTTTGTTTTGCTTTAAATCAATTTCAAGTATTCTTAGTTTTATTTGACGAGAATAGTATTCATCTAATTGCTGCTTTACTTCTTGTGATTTCGCGTATCGGGAGTCAATTGTAACTGTTGTACCGACAACGCCAATTACAAAAGCTAAGATTGCACCAGCAATTTGAATTTCTTTTTCCATTTTAACTTGCATCAGTATTATACCATAGTTTACGTTGTTGCACTTAGCTCCATAAAACCCGATTACTCCAATATGCCCCCGACATCTTGCCCCGTGCGATATTTTTAGCATGCCTGGCCTTAAATGATGCCCTACGTGCTTTATCACTGGCCGATTCACTGGGACTGGGTTTGCCGGCAGTAGTCATCTTCTGATCGCCAAATCGGATCAGTCTAACTTGATCACCCTCCTTAGCGAGCACGACACCTTTTTTTGTCGGATGGTCAGGTGTACGCTTTGGCTTGTTATAACCATCAAGCCCATAACGCTTAAGCCTAGGATCTTTATTTGCCATCTGAAGACGAATAATATTTCCCTAGACTGCCTATCCAATACTCGTTATAATATATTAAATATGATGTGGACATGTCATATAAAAATTCCGATGAACGGCGAAAATACAACAGGGAATGGGCAAGGAAAAATCGCAGAATCAAGAGTTCACTGCCATATCATAAAACAAAGAAAAAGATGATATTTGAGGCAAAGGATAAACCATGTATAGTTTGCAAGCAAACCTTTCCGGCTGCCGCCATGGATCTGCACCATGTTGATCCAACCACAAAAGAATTCACTGTTGCAGATGCCCTAGGAAAAGTTGGCTATGAACGATTACAGAAAGAAATAGAAAAATGTATTCCACTGTGTGCCATTTGTCACAGGTTATTGCATGCGGGGCTAATCGAACTGGAAATCTAATGAATCAGCTAATTTGAGATGGCAAAAACTGGTTTGTGGAAAAATATTCATGACAAACGTGCCAGAATTGCAGCAGGTAGCGACGAAAAAATGAGAAAGCCTGGAGCTAAAGGCGCTCCTAGCGCCCAGGACTTCAAGGATGCAGCCAAGACTGCTAAGAAGAAACGGAAATAAAACTGAAAGCTGGTAGCAGGGCGTCAAATCCTAATTTTATGAATCAATGAGAGATGTTAGGTGGAATCAATTAGCTCAAAACAAAGCCGGTCCGTTTTACTCCAAGGCGTGCGTAGGGAAATACGGTTAGTGTCTTAATAAAACTTTTCGCGGTGGTCGGCCAAATCCTAGTTATAATGGGGGCATGCCCGGCTAGCCCAATCGGCAGTAGGCAAGGACCTTAAAAGTCCTCAAGTGCGAGTTCGAATCTCGCGCCGGGCACCTAGGGCGGGTACTTTAATGGCAAAAGAGGCTCCTTATAAGGGCTCAATCTGGGTTCAATTCCCAGTCCGCCTATCAGAAGTTGATTCTGACTAAAGTCCAGGTAAAACCATCTAATGTTTGAATATGACCATTTTTGTAGACGGATCAGGGCATGGTGGCTAATCTTCGCTCAAGGTTCTTTTACCTCTAATGCCTCGCCACAAGAAACCACGCACCAGCCGCCGTCGTATGCAGGGTCAGCGCATACTGAACTTAGTACCAACGCATCAAATCATTGGTAATGGCGTCATTGGTGTGACTGCAGCCAGAAAGTTTGTTTCTGGAAATCGAATCTGCTGCCCAGCTATTATTCATGTTCGTCGTAATGATTATACAGTAGATAGTTTCTTTCTGGCAGAAAAAGGAATGTTCAGTTTATCTTATACAGAGTTTAACTGGGTATTATTTCCTTGCTTAAAGGACTTGATAGAAAAAAATGGCCCAGAAAAGCTTTTTGCTGATCTGGACCAATATGACTGGGCTTCTGAAGAAGAGAATTACAGAACTGAATATGCTTTTATCTAAGCAGCTCTGATTAGTCGATTCCCAAAGCTGAACTTGTAGCCCTCGATGGTGTTATCCTGACAGGGCTCACAATAAGTCTTGAAACAGCAAATTTTATTTATTGAAGTGGCATCAACGCCAAATTCTTTAGCAATCTCTGTTTGTTTTTCACCAAGGCGATATCTTAGTCGAATATTATAGATTTGATGATCGCTGAAAAACCCTTGCTTGCGACCACGCTTGATCGGATCACTATGTAATGGAGGTCGCCGTCCAACGCGCCTAATGACACGACCAGGCGTACTGGATGAAACATTAGTTATCCTAGCAATAGTGTCGTAATCATAACCTTGACACCTCAGGCTCCAGATTCGGTCTTCTTTGGGAATTGAGACTCTCCCTTTGGGATTTGCCATAATACTTAGAGGGGCTTGACGGGTGTCCCTTGCTTGGTTATTCTAGGTTGGTATCAAGCAATGTCAACAATGAAATTTGAGAAAACGACCATTTTGGCAGTCTTCTTGACAACTGCCGCACTTTTCACCTATTCAGAAGTTCTTAAAAAAGAACATGAAATCCACATGAAACAATTAAAATACGAAAACATGGTAAAAGATATTAAAATTGACAATAGATAGGCGCTTTCCCGAATCGAACGGGTTCTCTAGGCTATGTGCCTAACGTGTCCAACACCAAGCGCAGGGACCCTCCTGTTTGTGCGTCATCCAGCGTCCTGGAGCTAAGCATGGAGGGTGTTAAAACGGATCTAACCTCCTATCCGCGAGGGGTACCTTCTCCCTTGGGGGCCCTGCAGGGTCCGGGACGGCTGGCCAGCCGCATATAGTCCGTCGAGCTTGCTAAATGGGTCGAGGGCTCAACCGTGGACCAGCCGGGCAGGGGGTGATCAAACCCCTGGCCTGGAAACCCAGGACTTGGGCCCGATGCGGCGACCGGAAATTTCCAGTCCATGCAGAGCGGGAACGCAAACCAAGTATTAGAGGACTTGGCTGCACCACACCGACAGAGCAGCGTGGGTGGTTAGTGTCGCCAGTAGCCGGTCTTACCTCCCTTGCGGAAGGTGCAGGCATCGATCCTGCAAAGGCCAGTCCCAAAGGAACTGCTGGGAATTTCACCCAGAACACACCCACAGTATACCAAGGCTTTGCAGTGCCCTGCGGAATAGATGGATCAGGCGTAACAGGGCTTACTTAACGGGTTACCGTATGCCTGACAGAGGCCTGACCTCTATCCTTGTTATCATACCAAGTCTTTGAACCTTTTGCGAATAACCTCCCAAGATACTGGCGTGTAATCAATATGCTCTACGCAAACACATTGATATCTTAAATCAATCGATCCATCCTCCTTTGTTACGTTACGAAAATGAAGATGCCCATGAATATTGCCGGAATAGCGAGATAGGTTGCATGGGTGAACAGGTATATGAGTGAGGATATATTTGTCCAGATAATGACAACCTCTGATGTCATCAAAATACTGAGTATAATCCTTTAAATTGAAGATGTCATGATTGCCTCTAATTAATATTTTTCTTCCATTTAATTGTTCTAAATATTTCAAGCCTTTTCTTGGAATAGCCACGTCGCCTAGATGATAAACTTTATCATTAGGTGATACAGTCTTATTCCAATTCTTGATTAATGCTTCGTCCATTTCTTGAACTGTTTCCCATGGTCTGAGCCTGGAGCCATCGTCACGTGTGAATTTGCACATATTCGCATGACCGAAATGTGTATCCGAGATGAGGAAGGTCTCCATTGCAACAAAATGTGTAAGCACCAGGCCATTATAGTTGACATCCAACTGTTATCACCTAACGTGGGCAAGCCCTCAGGATGTGATCATGGTTGCGTTGACCACCCCGGTCGAGATCTTACCTGCTGACCCTGGGCGCGATTATCAGACCACCTATCGCCTGGACGGGGAGGTCCATCATCTAAGTGTTATGGCTGCTAGCTACTACGAAGTGTGGCTAATTGTTAAGCGCATCCACCCAACTGCCTCTGTCGTGGCCATTCTAATGGTGTCAATTCAATCTATCTAATCAAATGACCACCGTTCGATTGTCTCAAGAAACTAATTATGAATGACATTGTCGGAATAACATCTTCGATAATTGCTACTGGCAATCGTAGCCCATGGGCTACATCAGTCGCAGTATTGAGGGCCGTTTCAGTCACAATGAGAAATTCCGCTCAACATAATGAGCAGTTCTTAAATGATGCCGCTAACTGGATTGATGTTCAACTGGATTCTACATACTGTAAATCAGACCAACCGTTATGGATGGATTTGGCGAATGCAATCAGCAAGCAATCATCCGATCAGTGCAATTTACATGAGGCCATACTATCAACAATTGCTGACAGAATTGAAACAAGGTGCGAAAAAGGCCTAGATAGGGATCCATGCGAAACCGCTGATTGGCTCCGCAGTCAGGCAAAGTTGTCTACACTAAGATCATGAAATCTGATTCATCCAATTTTGCAAATGACCTAGCAGAAGTATTGGAGTTAAAGTTACTTGGATTTGATCGAGTTGGATCTGAATCATGGGTCGATTATGCCTATGGATTGCTATCTAAATATCACAAATCTGTAAACAAAAATATAACGCCATATATACCATTATGGCGCTCGCTTTACAGGGCTTACAATTCAATTGAAGAACAAGCCTGTCCCTATGTCGTATTTTCACGTATGATCTCGGCTTTCTGTGATCGAATTGAAGTGGATTTTCCATTGGATGAAATTGATAGAGACATCTTAATCAGTTATTTACGCGACGAATCGAAAAAAGCATTACTGTCTGAGTAAATTAAGCTGATTCCATTTATCTTGAAACCCTGATTCAATGACACCAGAAACCGAAGTACCGATTCAAAGTGCTGCATGCTGTATGGCATGGAAAGATATCAGAAGTGTGTTATCATGGCAGGTATTCGAGGATCTCCCCGAATACAAACATAAGCCTTCTATAAACAGTTGGCGAGTTAATTTCTGCCCATCCTGTGGGTCGAAAACATCAGACTCTATCTGGAGATCGCCTTGACTATTGAAAAGAATTTTGTACCACCACCTGTCGAGTTAATCGAACGCTGGATTTTTGAATCAAACACTAAACCTAGTATGCAGTCGGCGTTTAATTATGTCGCCCATAAGGCCGCCGAATGGGGCTTCAATGTCGCAATGGAGCCCGATCCCTCTAGCTTGAAACAGCAAGCCTTGAAAGGCCTGGAGCGTATCCAGAGAATTGATGTAGTATCGGTCTGGATTGGGCGTGATGTATTTGACGTTATCCGCTCAGCTCTGAATAAATTGCCAAATAATATATAAGTAACTCTAATACCATGGAGTCGTTTTCGGTGCCAAAAGCAGCGTCTATTGCAACTATTCTATTTATGTTTGGTTCGGTTATATTGCTGGCGTTTAAATTAACTCCAGCAATCAATAAAGAATTGCAAAATGAATCTTTCGAAACTCTAGATAGCCATCACGGATGTGACATGATTCGTTATATGGATAAATTTAATCGTTGGCATTATTTTATGAAATGCAATGACTGATTACAAAATAGCTGATGATTTGGAGAGCAAAAATGATGCCAACTGAATACAAACGCAATGCAAGATGGGCTGCATTAGCGGACCATGATTTCTTCGCTAAATCAGAAGACTTCATTGAAGTAACCGAATGGTACAACGGTGAAGGCTTTGATGTTCATCTCAGTACCACCAGTGGCGAACAATGTATGTCATTTAGCTGGGGAGAGTATTCAGCACTACAAGCAACACTTGGTAACTGGGCTGATTCGGAAACCAATCTGATTAAGAGGATTAAGAATGACTGACCACCCCATCACCCCACCGCCGAAGCTGGTGCAGCAGTGGAACATGGAAGGCCGCCATCAGGACTACTGCACTCTTACTGAGTCCATAGCTGCCCGCGCCGCCCAATGGGGCGCCGACCAGGAGCTGGAGGCGTGCTGTGAGTGGCTTCATTGGCAGAACCTAGCCACACACGCGGAGCTGATCCCATCGCTACGCACCGCCCGCCGCCCCAAGCCGCCGAGCTTGAAGGAGCAGGCGCT